CATACGGCAAATATGCTGGCTTATCGCTATATTTCTCGCAAAGTATAGCAAAAGCCGCTAATGGCGAGAAGATAGACAAAGATAAGCCGATAGAAGTACAATGCACTGATGGTCATGGTGCGATGTACGAAGTGAAACCAACGGATAGACTGCATGTGCTTAGTGATGTGATGCAAATCAAGAAAGAAGCGAAGGAATGATGCACATATTGTTTTACATTATTTGCATTGTTGGCATGATATTTGGACTGTGTATTATCACAGCATCGATTATTGCTCAGCAAAGAGTTAAAGCAATAGATGTTAGTGTTATGGCAAAACATAATGCTATAAGCGCATTATTAAGCAAAAGAAAGAGAGAATGAAAGAATGATCAAAAAGTTTAACGGACATCTAGCACTACCCAGCGGCAAGCTCATCGAATGTCAAGGCGAAATCGACATAGAGCCAGCGCCAATCGATGATGAATTGCTGGAGAAGACACAGCACTTCAACGATGCCATCAAGAAGCTTCGGACACCTACGCAAATCATTGTTTCATTCGATGGCTCTTATGTGCCAACGGGTCCTGTTGTTGATTCAACGCTGGCAGAGAAAGATGAGGGAGAGCAATGAACAATCCTGAAAGAGACACCAAATACCAAAGTTTTGCGAAGCTGTCCTATGACGAGATGAAAGATGCAATATACGCAGAAGAGAACAATGATCCCGTTCTGAGCATCTATCGAGATATGGTCATTGAAGCGGCAAAGACACCTGTGCATGTCCTAGATCATACTACGCTGCCTATTGGCCCCAATATACAAACTATGTTTATCAAGGTGGAATACGATGGGAAGCAGTATATAGGTATGCTGTACCCAATGAAGGATGAGGAGAGTAATGCATAACAACGAGATAACTTATGAGCAATACGAGGAAGAACTCGACAAGATACCTTGGGTACATCCTGATGAAGACAAAGAAAAATGGCAATGCTGGTACAACAAACGTGTTGAACTATCACAACGTGTTAAACATTATGAGATCGAGGGAAAGCAATACGAGCGTGAGCCATATGATATTGACGAGGTAAGCGTTGAAACATGCCATGATTGCGGCGTAGCACGAGGAATGCTGCATATCCCTGGGTGCGACGTTGAGCGATGCCCAAAGTGTGGCTGTCAGGCAATATCATGCGGATGTGAAGACGAAGAGGAACAATGACTGAAGAGCAACAACAAGAACTAACGCAACTAGTGAAGGACTTCCAAGAGCTACTCAAGAGTGACAATGAGGGAGACTATGTCTGCTCTTGGCATGAGTACTATAGCGTGTCGTTTAACGATGATTTCGATAAGAAACGCAAAGATCTACTGAGGAGAGTTGATGCGTTCTTTGCTCCTGAAGATGAGCGATGGAGATACTATGAATGACATCAACCACGCATGGAACACAGCACGTCCAATACGCACGAAGAAGCAGCATTGCGGGTGCCACATCACTGCCAAGACGTTCTCATTGTGCGTCTGGGGGAGAGACCTCAAGAAATCAGCGGATGGCTGGCATAAGCTCTATGAGAGCGACAAGAACCCAACCTACACTGATGGGTATCGAGGCAACTTCGAGATACACAAGAACGCGTACATCAAGCACATAACGAGGGGCAAGGATTGGGCGTTGTAGTTGACGTTTATGCTATAATGCAAAATGCACTCACTAAGCGGAAAAGAGTTCCTCATTAGCAATTAATGCTAATGAGGAACTTCTTTGTTGTCCTCAGCATCCTCAAAATGTGGCATCACCACCTCTTGTCTTTACAACATTCTTTGCTGATGTTATTATTGAGCTATGGGTAGTAATGTTCTACCCAAGTATCGCAGTTTTTCTTTGCAAAGCGACAAGACCAAACGCGTCCCACTACACGTAACGCAAAGGAGCAGAGCAGCATGATGATGGATCTCGGGAGACAGCGTCGTTGTGTTGCACTGCTTCAGCGCACATCACGGGTCTGCAAGGTTCGGAGTGCACACGGTAATAAACCAGCACTCATACGAGAGGTTCAAGTCCTCTCCAGATCCACCAAGGCGCATTGGACAAGCGGCTAAGTCATCCGTCTTTCTAACGGATAATCGTCGGTTCGAATCCGACATGCGCTACCAGGGCACATTAGGCTAGTGGATAGGCCGCCTGTTTCTCAATCAGGAAGTCACCAGTTCAAATCTGGTATGTGCTACCAAACCATAAAGGACAATACAATGGGTAAATGCCAAGCATGCGATACAGCATCATCGCAGCTATCAATACACAACATATGCAAAAGCTGTCAAAAGAAACGCGGCGCATTGCAATACGCACGACAACGAGCATGGCAGACAAAGAAGCTCGCAAAGTTGGCGGTGAAGTCGAAGGGTGCATAGTATGAGCGAAGAGAAGAATGAGTGGAAACCTCTTAGCGGCTTTAGTCCGCAGCATTATTTAGAGGCTGCAATGATGTTGTTGCCTTCTCTTCTGTACGAAGCTCAAATAGAAGGCGCTAAGCGTAAAGAGCAAGCAGAGGACTTCGTGGAGAGTCATCCTCACGAGGTAGACAAAGAGCTTCTCGAATTGCCAGTACATAGGAATTTTGAGAATTTAGTATGGAAAAAGCAAAACAAAGCATGAGAACATTCACTGAATCATTAGAAGCACTGGTCAACAAAAAAGTCGAGATAGAGCGATGGAAAGCTGAGCATCCTGAGCAAACAGAAATAATCGAGATGGTTGAGGAATACACGAAACTATTTGATGAAGTGTCTCGACAAATGCAGCTTCCTGTGATCATGCCATCGTATCCTAGCAATCCTGTAACAATTAACCCTGGCGTCATTGATCCATTGCCTAGTCTGAATAACCCATGGAGGGTTACTTGCATGTCGGTCCCAACAAATTCTGGACTAAGCTTTTGAGGTGAATCTAATGTTTGACGGTGTATACCAGGGATCAACAACGGGCGGTCAAAGTTCATACGTTAGACCAGCCACTACAATACAACATCTTGCCTCAGCAGATGGCGTGACTGTCCAATGCTGTTTGCCAGATGGCAATGTTGTCTTCGTGCCACTCAATGAGATATTTAAGCTTTTCGAGAAGAAGATGGTAGAGGGCATAAAACACAAAGGTTTTAGGATATGAGTCAACAAACAATTTCTAAGCAAATCGAAGAAATGCATCAGCAGGTGCGCGATTTCATCAAAAAGCAGTATCCAGAGTATTGGGTATTTCGTATTGATGCTCAATCAGAGACACATTATGCTGAGACTTTTGCGCGAACCGTGCCAGAATTTCGCGTGTACGGAGTGAATGAAACGAACACAAAAGAGCTCTATTGCAATGTGATGGTCAATAGCGATGACGAAATGTGTATTATGAGTGTTACCCAAAGCGGGAGAGCATTATCTGTAATGTAATTTAAGGGAGACAATGGGAGAATGAAAGAACGAATTGGCGTTATCAAAGTATCACGAAGCGCATTTGATAATGTAGATAGTAAGCTTTATAACATACTCAATATTGACAATGTGGACACCCAAGGCACATTACGAGACAATGGTGTATTCTCTCGCATGCATCAGGTCTTGATGTTACCAGAGTCCTACAAGATAGTCGCGATAATATGCGACGGACCTAGGCTGTGGAAGATCTTTGTTGAGAGCGACATCATTCCTTCAGTAGACAATGCTAATTATCCAGAGGTAAGCCCTACATATCAGAGGAATGATGATGGGTCAGTATCGCTTTCCGATATTGATATTATCGCCAGACAATGCGGCATGACGTTAGACGAAATGCTCAGTGCGCTATAACAGGAACAAACATCATGACACAACAATCATCCGTGCTAACCATCGAAGAAGAAATAGCGTCTCTTCGCAGCCGGCTATCGGACCGCGAAAGAGCACTCCGAGAAACTCAGCAGGCCATCAACAAGCTCACTGAAGCACCGCACTATCGCGCTCAGCAAATCAAAGAACTCGAAGAGCAACTCCAGAAGAAGCTGCTGAATGCTGAGATAGTCTATGAGCAAGCAGCAATGTATTCCGGTACCGACCAGCAAAGTGTATTCAACGCCGAAGCAAAGCAAACAAAGCAGCATATCGAAGAATACAAGAAACACATTGAAGACACTCGACAAAAGCATGCTGAGCAGGACAAAGAAGAAGCAATAGAAAAGCGAAACTATCAAAATACTGAGCAGACCATACTGAGAACTGTATCATCCATCAAGAGCAAGCTTCAGATTCTCGAAAAGCAATATGCTGAGTCCTTCAAAGAGCAAGGCGAACTGGCGTATGCAGCGTACAAGCAAAAGTATCTCGAAGTTGTGCAGTCTTCTAAAGACAAGCAAAAAGCACAAGAGCACGCATTGTCTCACCTCGCTGCATGGCCTCATCTTCAAGAGCGATTCTTGCGAGAGCATGCATTGGAGGATCATGTATTGCCAGAGCCAGCGACGGGGATAGCGCATATCGCCAGAGCTGCAATAGCGTACATCGATGCGTTGATAGAGCATGGTGAGGAGCTGCAAGATATGTTTGTGCAGGATGGTGTGTCTATCAGTGAATTGTTGTCGCTGTCAGAGCAGGAAGTGTTAGTGCATGGCTATCGAAATGGTATCGATGTATTGCAGCAAAAGCGTGCGGCGTTGATGAAGTTTGTGTGAGGATGAATGTATGAGCGATGGCCATCTGAAGCAAAACAAAATAGTGCCATTGGATAAATTGACGGCTCATCCTAGAAATTTCAGAAGACACCCAGAAGCACAAATTTCAAAGCTTGTTAGCAGTCTTGTAAGGTTTGGCCAGGGTAGGAGCATTGTGTGCCAGGATGGTCCTCAAGGTTATTTGATAGTAGCAGGGCATGGCATTGTAGAAGCTGCGAAGAAACTGCAATACACAGAATTGAGAGCTGATATTTTACCTGCTGATTGGACATCGGAACAAGTTGAAGGATATCTTGTCGCAGATAACATGCATAGCCAAGATGCTGATGATGACCATGAGCTGCTAGTGCAAATTTTGCAAGAACAGCAAGACGCAGGGTTCAATTTGGCAAGCTTGGGAACTGATGATGAGACGTTGAGGCAGATGCTGGAGAGCCTGGGGGATGAGTATCTGGGTAAAGGTGGGAATGAAGGAGAGGATGAAGAGGAAAATAATAAGCCTGTCTCATTCAAGGAATATGATGAGTCCATAGCTGATGATTTGGATACTGAGATGTGTGAGGACTGTGGAAAGCTTTGTCTGAAGTCAGGAGGGAAGAAGAAAAAAGATGCTTGACTTCATCAATAAACCTATCAATCCTCCAGGACCTTATAAGTTCAATGTAATTTCAACCTTCGCTGGATGTGGTGGTAGCAGCTTGGGGTATAAATGGGCTGGAGGGAAAGTGCTAGCTGCTGTAGAGTGGGATGAGAATGCTGTAGCTACCTATAGGCTCAATCATCACAATACCACTGTTATTCATCGTGATATTGCCAATGTCTCTGCTCAGGAATTATTAGACCTCACTGGATTAAAGCCAAGAGAGCTAGATATCTTTGATGGTTCCCCGCCTTGCCAGGGCTTCAGCGTGGCGGGTAATCGTCAAATTGATGATCCTCGCAATAGCTTATTTCGCGAGTATATACGACTTTTGCAAGGACTCCAGCCAAAAGTATTTGTTATGGAGAACGTGGCAGGCATGGTAAAAAGCCATATGAAGCATATTTTTGCTGTTGTGATAAAAGAATTAAAAACCAGTGGATATCAAGTTAAATGTCAATTGATGAATGCTATGTACTTCGGTGTCCCACAAAGCAGGCAGCGAATTATTTTTATTGGCGTGAGAAATGATTTGGGAATACCAGTGAGTCATCCAATTGCGCAAACGAGACCACATACTTTACGTGAAGCATTAGAGGATGTAAGCAATTCTGTTGCTGATATCGCTGAAAGCAGGTATCCAGAAACATCGTTAAGCCATAAACTACTTTGTCAGATGAAGCAATGGGAAGAGGGAAGTCAATATCATCCTAAAGGCTCAATGTTTGGTTTAAGGCGATTGGCATGGAGCAAGCCATCAAGAACAGTACTGCGAGAAGATGGCGGGGGCGCTTCTTGTCAATGCTGTCATCCCGTAGAGAATAGAAGACTTACAATACCTGAAGTTAAACGTGTAGGTTCTTTCCCTGATAAATTTCAACTTACAGGAAAAGTTGGTGATCAATGGGCACGCATTGGCAACTCAGTCCCTCCTATGTTCATGTATCACATAGCCAATCACATCTATACTTACATCCTCAGTAAAGCGCAACTTATAGAGCATGCAAAAGGAACTACACATGCCTGAAATTGACAAATTGACAGCGCAACGCACGCGAAGACGTGGGCAACATATGACCACTCAAGAGAGAAAAGCAGCGCAAGACAAATTTATTAAGGCTCTAGAGAATACTGCCAATGTACGTGCCGCATGTATGCAGGCTGGTATAAGCCATTCAATTGTGTATAAATGGCAAGAGCATGATGAAGAGTTCTCCATTCGCTTTAAGCAGGCAAATCAGGATGCTAACTGGATACTCTTTGGAGAGGCATGGAGAAGAGCAATACAGGGTGATGAGGAGTATGTTGTTTCGGCAGGAAAGCTTGTCTATGGCCCTGATGGGAAACCGCTTGTCAATCGTAAGAAGTCAGATAGAATGCTTGAGTTGCTGTTAAAAGCGAGATTGCCTGAATTTAGAGATAAGCAATCAATAGAACATTCTGGACCCAATGGAGGGCCTATACAAGTCAATCGTGATCCAAACTTGCAGCTCCTGACGGATGAAGAATTAGCGCAAGCGCAACGTCTTGCATCACAACTGTTAAGCAGACAGGAAGGCGTTGAATGACATTGGTACTGCGAGACTTGGTAGACAGCCGGAAAATAGCTAATGAGGTGCGAGAGCGCTCTCAGGAGTCTTTCAAGGCTTTCATTCGTCTTGCATGGGATGTCATTGAGCCTGGCGTACCGCTCTTGTGGAATTGGCATATTGATGCGATTGCAGAGCACCTGGAGGCGATATATCGTGGCGAGATCAATCGCTTCGTTTGCAATATAGCCCCTGGTCATGCAAAGTCGACAATCTTCAGTGTGATGTTCCCTTGTTGGATGTGGATCAAAAATCCTACTACCAGATGGCTATGCGCCTCTCATAGCCTAGACCTTGCTATTCGAGACAACCGGAACTGCCGTAATCTTATCGAGTCACAATGGTTTCAGATGTGTTTTGGAGATATCTTCCAACTCTCTGGAGATCAGAATGTAAAAAGCTTCTTTGAGAATAACCATCGTGGATACCGAATGGCCTTATCAGTGGGGTCAAAGGGCACAGGCAAAAGAGGGACGCATTTACTTATAGATGACCCAAATAATGCAACAGCAACAAAGAGTGAGGTTGAGGCTACTGTCAATTGGTTTGGGAATACGTGGATGAGTCGTATCAATTCTTATGAAACAGGCGCCATGATTGTTGTTGGTCAGCGAATAAGTGAAGGAGATCTTACAGGACATATTCTTGAGCTTGGCGGTTGGGAACATCTCTGCTTGCCTGAAGAATTTGAACCTGATCGTAAAAGTTTTACCTCTGTTGTGTCTGTCTCAAATGATCCATATGCATGGAAAGGGCACGACCCTCGCAAAG